TGATACTGTTTCAACTTACTTTGCGAGTCATAGTGTTGGCGGTGGCAATATCGTTACAACTGGTGCATTGAACTCTGGTTCGATCACGTCAGGATTCGGCACGATTGATACAGGTTCATCTGCGATCACAACGACAGGGCTAATCAGTGGTGGTTCCCTAGACATTGATAACGTCCTAATCAACGGAACAACTATAGGTCATACAGACGATACTGATCTGATAACTCTGGCAAATGGTGTGGCAACTGTAGCTGGGGAGATTTCAGTAACTACACTAGATATTGGTGGAACAAATGTTACGTCTACTGCTGCTGAACTTAATCTACTTGATGGTAAAACCGCAGTAGGAGATGCGAGTGGGCCGGGTTCAGCCACAGATAATGCTATCGCAAGATTCGATGGTACTGGGGGTAAAACACTACAGAATAGTTCAACTACTATTGATGATAATGGCGATATAGTTGTCGGTGGAACCACTCCAAAGATCACTGTCGGAGATGGTGGAACAGAAGATACGATGGTTGCGTTTGACGGCAATGCAGTTGACTTCCGTATTGGTATTGACGATGGCACAGATACATTAGAGATTGGTGCTGGTACAGCGCATGGTACTACGGCTGCTATTACAATTGATGCGAATGCTGACATGACATTAGGCGGAAGCATCGCTTGTGTGGATGAGGTAATCAGTAGACCCAGATTTACGGACTATGCTGAAACTCTTAACGCACTGGGTGATGTTGGTGGTGGTACTGATGCAATTGACCTTACCGCTGGTAATGTAGTTTCCGCTACGGTATCAACTGGAGCGCAGACTTTTACATTCACCAATCCATCTGCTACCGGGAAGGCTTGTTCATTTACTCTGTTTCTTACCAACGGTGGTTCACAAACTGTGAACTGGCCGGGTGCTGTTGACTGGGCCGGTGGAACCGCTCCTACCTTGACATCTTCTGGTGTAGACGTTCTTACCTTTACAACTCTGGATGCGGGAACTATATGGTACGGATTCGCAGCAGGGTTAGATATGGGTTAATGGGAGATACTCAATGGCATTAGAAACTGCAACATACATTAGCCAATTAACGGCTACAAATCCGACTACAAGCGATTCTGTAGCGCAGGGGGATGACCATCTAAGGATGTTGAAAACTGTCCTGAAGACCCAGTTCAGCGGTCTTACAGGAACAACTGCTATTACCGCTTCAGAAGCGGAGATGAATTATCTTGATGTTGCTACGCTTGGCACATCGGCAGATTCAAAGGTACTAACACAGGCGTCTGGCGTAGTTACGATTGCCGGTGATGTGGTTGTTAGTGGAACAACGCCTAAAGTTACTATTGGTGACGCGGGTGCAGAGGATACTATGCTTGCCTTTGATGGCAATGCTTTAGATTTTCATGTCGCTTTAGATGATACAGCAGACGATTTAGTTATCGGAACCGGAACTACTGCGGGTACGGCCACCTTAATATCAATTAATGGTGATGGGTCAGAAACGAAATTCAATCAACCGAAAATTACTTTAGGTGATGGAACAGCAGAGGATACTTATTTAGTTATAGATGGCAACGCTGTTGATTATCGTATCGGTCTTGATGATGGCACAGATAAGTTAGAGATTGGGGCAGGGTCGGCACACGGAACCACTGCTGCAATTGCTATTGATTCAGCCGCAGATATGGTAATAGGCGGTTATATCAACTTCCAAGATGAACAGGCTATAAGGCCGGAGATAAAGGATTATGCCGAAACAGTAAACGCTATTGGTGGAACGGGGGGTGGTACACAAGACATTGATGTAACGGCTGGTAATGTCGTAACAGCAACGGTTGATACAAGTACAAATACTTTTACCTTTTCAAATCCCTCTGCAACTGGTAAAGCCTGTTCGTTTACGTTGATCTTGACTAACGGCGGTTCACAGACCGTTAATTGGCCCAGTTCAGTAGATTGGGCTGACGGTTCAGCACCATCATTAACTTCTAGTGGGGTGGATATTTTGACATTTACAACGGTAGACGCTGGAACAATCTGGTACGGCTTTGCTGCCGGAACGGACATGAAGTGAGGATAATATTATGCCACTAGGAGCATTTAAAGCTGCATTAATGGGAACCGCTGGAGTATCTACAGGAGATGTAGTTCTGATTTCTTCGCAGACTGCTGATGATGATGCAACAATATCATTTACATCACTTCCAGATTATGGCGAATTGATTTTCAGGTTTTATACAATGCAGCCAGCAACAGATGAAGCGGAATTTGTGTTTCAAGCATCGTTAGATAACTCATCTTATAATGTGGCTGTAACTAGCACATTTTTTACTGCTGGGCATACAGAAAGTGATTCAAGTACGCACTTTGAGTATCGTCCTAGCTTCGATGAAGCCCAAGGTACTGGTTTCCAGAATCTTACAGAAAATACTGGTAGCGCAGCAGATGAATGTTGTGCCGGGGAACTTCATTTATTTGGGAACGCATCTACGACATATGCAAAGCAATTTTATGCCACCACGAATACTTATACAGCGGATGTATATAGTCGTAATATGTTTATTGGTGGCTATTTCAATAACGCCGACGATATAACAGCTGTACAGTTTAAGTTTAGCTCTGGGAACATCAATGCGGGTACGATCAAGCTGTGGGGAGTAAAGTAAAATGGCAATGACACTGATAACAACTAATACATCGGATGGTTCTGCCAGTTCTGATTTTACTTCCAGTATAGACAGCACTTATAAACTTTATATATTCAAAATGTATAATGTGAATCCCGCTACCGATTCCACTCACCTTAAATTTCAAGCTAATGCTGCTAGTCAAAGTGGTTACAACGAAACTATAACGTCAACCCTTTTCTGGGCGTACCACAAAGAGGATAACTCCGGTACTCCCGCTCTAGCTTATGTTGCTGGTTATGACCAAGCGCAGGGTACTTCGTATCATATTTTATCGGATGGAATAGGCAATGACAGTGATGCATCTCTTGCTGGCGAGTTATATTTATTTAATCCAAGTAATACTACCTATGTAAAACATTTTCAAGCGACAACACAAATCTACGGTAGTGGCGACCAATCAATTAATATTTTTTCCGCAGGATATTTTAATACTACAGCGGCAATAGACGATATTCAATTCAAAATGGATAGTGGAAACATGGATGGTGTAATAAAAATGTACGGAGTAAGCTAATGGGTATACCAACACTGATTTCAACGAATACGGCAGATGGGGATTCAGCACTTAATATAACTTCTGGTATAACTAGCTCTTATGACGAGTATATGTTTGTGCTAATCGACATGTATATTACCGCAGATGCAGGTGGTGTCCAATTTAACGTAAGTATAGATGGCGGTTCAAATTACAATGTAAGTAAAAACACAACTGATTTCTGGGCTTCCCATAATGAGAATGATGCAGAAACACAGTTTCAGTACAATACAGGCAGTGATGTCTCTGGAACTGGTAATCATCTGCTTACTATCGGTCAGGGAGATAATGCAGACGACAGCGCATCTGGCATCCTCTATCTTTTCTCCCCCTCAAATACGACATTCGTTAAACATTTTTATTCAAGGATTCATGTTTCTAACTATACGCCCAGAGCAAACAATCATTATGCTGCTGGCTACTTCAATACTACCAGCGCAATTAATGCTGTTACTTTTGTGCCATCTTCGGAAACTCTGTCTGGCACAATTCAATTATACGGAATTTCTTAACTTAGGAGCAATTTAGATGGCAAGACATAAAATGGTAGACGGTGTACGAGTTGATTTCACACCGGAAGAAGAAGCAGCAAGAGATGCAGAAGAAGCTGCATGGGCAGCGGGTGCTTTTGATCGTGATATTGCACGATTAAGGATGGAGCGTAACTCTAAAATAGCTTCTACAGACTGGTACGCCCTACAAGACGTAACCATGTCTGATGCAATGACAGCGTATCGTCAGGACTTGCGTGATCTTCCGGCAGGACTAACCACCGTAGAAGAAGTAGCAGCCGTTAGCTGGCCGGTAAAGCCCTAACATGGCTTTAATCCCGATTGATAATGTCGGGCAGATGGGGATTGTCAAAGATATAAACTCTTGGCAACTACCTCCTAATGTCTGGACGGATGGCAATAACATCAGAGCAGAGCATGGGGCTATACAGAAAACCCCCGGCTATAAGGAGGTTATGGCTTCCTGTCCTGTTGCACCGTACCATATTATTAATCTGGAAGTTGGCTCGTCTAACTACTGGATCATAGGTGGGCTGGCTAAGATATACGTTCATAACGGATCGTCATGGACTGATATTACCAGATCGTCTGGCGACTACAATGCTACGGCTAAAGAGGGTTGGACATCTACTGTATTAGGTGGCGTTCTTATCATGGCTAATGGTTATAATGATCCACAGTTCTGGGCATTAAGTTCAGGCGTACCAGCTGTAGGTACTAGGATGGCAGACTTGAGTAACTGGCCAGCCTCGACAGAAGCCTATTCTGTAAGAGCATTCCGCTCCTTCCTGATCGCCCTTAATATAAAGAAGTCTTCTGTTCCATATACAAGGTTAGTCAAGTGGTCAACAGAGGCAGCTACACAAGCTGTACCTACGTCTTGGGATGAAACTAGTGCAGTAGTAGACGCTGGTGAGTATGAATTAGCTGATACTAGAGGAAAGATCGTAGATGGTGTACCTCTTGGTGATGCTTTTATGATTTATAAAGAGGATTCCACTTACTCTATGACGTATGTTGGAACTCCGTTTATCTTTTCATTCCGTCAACTATCTCCAACTGTCGGCGCATTATCCAAGAACTGCGTAGTGGAATTTGATGGTGGGCATTTCATCTTTGGTAATGGTGACATGTATGTCAATGATGGTAGGCAGATCAAATCCATACTTCCCCATAAAATGAGGGATTATGTGTTTGGTAACATCAACGGCGATGAATATGAGAAATCATTTGTCGTAGCGGATTATGCTAATACAGAGATGTGGGCCTGTTATGTAACTTCTGGTAATGCTTCCGTACAATGTGACAAGGCATTAGTTTACAACTGGGTAAACCAGACATTTACAGAGCGTGATATTCCAAACTTGGGATTTATAGGATACGGTACTCAAGCTGATCCGACCTCTGCTGCTTCATGGAACGCTGCTAGTACAACTTGGACATCTGAAACATTAAACTGGAATGACATTACTTCGTCTTCTTTCATAAGTAAGGAAGGTAAGACTCTGGTTATGGTATCTCCTACTGATACAAAGTTATATAGGAACAATACTGGGAATACGTCAGATGGTACTAACATGACATCCTATATTGAAAGAACTGGATTGACTATTGATGAACAGAACCAGCCTAATCAATCAATGGTTAAGCACGTTACTTCAGTCTGGCCTAAGATGTCGGTGTCTGGTACGACGAATGTAAATGTTTATGTGGGTAGTCAGATGTCTACGGAAGAAGATATTACATGGGAAGGTCCGTATACCTTTGATCCTGATACGCAGTCAAAAGTCCCTGTCAGGGTTACAGGAAAATATATCGGTGTGAAGTTTGAATCCACCGGAGATCAAACTTGGAGATTGGACGGCTATTCTCTGGACGTTAGTAACGCAGGGATTAGAGGTTCTAAGATGAACTAATGGCTACCTATACCGATAGGGTAGAAAAATCTGTAACTCATTATGAACCCGGTCCATTACCGTCTGATCCAGAATCTTTAGGGGTATACACGGTTGAGGAACTGAAGCGTCTTGGTAACGTACTTTTTAATCAAGCCACCTTCAGGCTGGAAAGAACTAATGTAGTACCAGATAAACCCAGGCCGGGTGATATCAGGTATTTTGATGGTACAAATGCAGACCCTGTAGGTAATGGTATTGAGGGTCTTTATGTCTATAAGAAGGGTTCACACTGGGTGAATGTGTTAGCTTTAGATGAGGGTACTGTAGAGATTACGGGTGCTTCTGGGGATTTAGCACTGGAGATAGACAACAATGTTGCTAATTCAGCAAACTTAAAAATACGTTGTGATGCGGGTAGTCTCCGCTCTGATTTCTATGTAGACAACCAAGTCCACATTACATTAAAGGGGCAGAGGGTTGGTATTTTAGATACTAGCCCAACATATACTCTTGATGTTTTTGGTGATGGTAGATTTGTACAGCAATTAACGGTGGATGCTGGGATAGCGTGTGCTGATACAGTAGTTAGCAGACCACGCTTTACTGACTATGCGGAAACTGTCAGTGCAGCAGGAACAAAGACCGCAGCATTTAATATTGATCTTGAGGATGGCAATGTCCAGACTCTTACTTTATCAGGTGGTGGAACATTCAATATTGGAATCATCAACGCCCTGAGTTCCCATTCAAACTCCGTAACAATTCTAGGAACTAATCTTGGAAGCTGTACGGCCACCTTCTATGCCGGAGCGCATGGTGGTGGCGGTAATAAAGTTTACTGGGCTGATGGTGATGACACCAGTAATAACCTGATGACTTCCTCTGGAACTGATGTAATAACTTTTACAACTTTTG